AGTAGCAATAACTGTGTTTGCTGATCTAACTGATGGTAGCTTGCATGTAATAGTTGAACTTGTACCGTTATATGCTGGCTCTAAATGAACTGCTGACATAGTATGTAAAGCGGTCGAACTGTCTCTATTATAAAGTATACCAACGATTTCTGCGTTACCACCATGAGGGTTATTTGAACCCTGATCACCTAATCTTCTAACAACTATATCTTCATTCTGTCCTGAAAGAGAATAGTTAAGATTATAAAAGTTTGCTGGTGATCCTTTAGAGAGAGGAAAGCCGCTTAATGGGCTAAAAGGAGATGGGGGCGGTACGATTTTGTCAACCGTTGTACCTTCACCTGCACCGTAGCAACTATGAGAAAAAGGAATAATTTCGTTCGTGTCAAAAGCCATGTAATTATTTATTCATCTATGTTAATTTTTTCGTAAACAAAAAAAAAGCCCTCCGAAGAGGGCTTTGCAATTGTTGTTATTTCTCTTAGAAATAAACGGCTTGTGAGCCTGGCGTGAACGCATCGCCCAAGTTCTTCAAGATCACAACGTGATAATACAAGTTAGCACCGAAGATGTTGTCAACAACACCATAACGGGTTAACAAGCCAACACGTGGCGAGAAGTCGTTAGGACCAATTGTTCTCTGAACCATAACAGGAATGTATGGACAGTAGATGATACCTGTGTCATAAAACTCAGGACCTTTATATCCAAGCAATGTATACTCAACACGAGTCGCACGAACCTGGTTCGTAACGGTTGTGTAAGGTGTATACGTGCCTTGATCAGGCTGTGAAATATAACCAGCGTTCTGCTCGAACTGAGCTTCCGTTCTGGTATCACGGTAAACGTTAAAACGACCACCGAGGTTACCAACTTTAGCAACACCGACTGGCTGTGTATTAACATTACCCTGCACCGGTACCCATTGGAACTCAGGTAACATCTCGAGAATAGCAGCTGCACGAGGTGTTGCAACAATAAAGTTAGCTGCACCACGGCGGTTTCTAATCGCGATTCTGTTCGCCTGAATAATGAGTCTCTGGTAGAAGTCTCTGTTACGCTCTACTAACCAGCGACCATCCGCTGACTGAGGAGCCCAGATTGAATAACCATTACCAGTTCCGTTGTCAAGAGCGACCTGGATCATTCTCATTAACATTTCACGGTCGATCTCAGCCTGTAACTCATACGACATAGCGTTTGTGAGCTCAGTATCGATATCAATACCATTCATGTTCTTAAGATCCTGCTCTAATTCAACAGACCAACGAGCTGCTAATCTACGAGTACCAGCTTCAACAGCTGTTTTCTCGAAACTAACGAGCACCTGAGGAATCTTACCTGTTAACTCGAAGTTAGCAAGCAATCTTGCAACACCAGCATCCTGATCAGCACCTGGGAAGTCGGTTGCAACACCGCCTAAACCAGACAACTTACCAGAAGATGTACCGGTGAAACGGGTATCTAACATCTGATAACCGAGTTCCTTGTTTTGGATACCGCCAGTGGCGTCACCCTTAGGAATACCAGAACCGGTAGTTGCGTTCTGAACTGCAGTAGACGTCGGAATACCGTCAACACCGTTACCTAAGGCATCGGTATCATACTTGTAACGCAAAGCAAATGCTAAGCCTACAGGTCCGCTCATTGGCTGAACACCAACGATCTCGTTAGTGATCAACTCTGGGAATGTACGACGAATCATCGGGATGAGAATCTTAGGCAAGCGGTAGTCACCAGTTGCATAAGTATCACCCTGTGTATAGGAGTTAGGGATCTGATTACCATTCGCGCCGATGTTAACACCGCCGTTAGATAAAACAGAACCTGTACCGCCCGATACGTTATTCGCCTCATTCAAACACCATGCTTCCTGGTTCTCCAGGAGCATTGCCGTATTAAGACGAGTGTGGTCGTCTTCGATAGCCGACACGTTATCAGAAGAGTAATCCAATACTGGAGTCCACTTCTCTAACAATGCCTTGGCTCTATCTTGATCGATATAAGCCTGTGTGGGTTTGATAGATTTCATAATAATTTATATCTATGTGGGTTTTTAGTACAATATGTACTAGAAATTCTTATTTTTAAAAATTTATACGTTTTAATATTTGCCAAGCTCGCCCATATAAGTCCTTAATGGTGCGTGACCATTATAGTCTTCCTTAGGAGATTGAACGCTCTCTTCGATAACTGGACGATCTACGTCTTTAGTTACAGTGTTCTGTGTTTTGGCTTGCTCATGCAAAACTTCAAGATGCTCTTCGTGATTTTTATCAAACATCTTCAACGTATAATCGAAGTTTTCATTAATAAATCTTTGTGATTTACCAGTTAAAACCTTCTTACAAAATGCTGCTTTATCTTCTGGTAGATCAGCTGTCGCTTCTTCTAAAGTTAATCTACTCTTTAAGATTGCATTTTCTCTTTGTAAACGTTCTACAATTGCTGTAGATTCGCTTAATTTTTCAACAGAATTGTCAATTCTTGTCTTACCATCTAAGATTGCGGACTTTATGCTATCCTTCTGCAAGGCTGCATCAACCGCTAATACTCTTCTCATCTCATGTAAGACTTTATTAGACTTTCTATTCTTTACCGCTTCGTTAATATTACGCTGCGGTATTAATTTCTCAAGATATAAATCAAGGTATTTACTAACTCTTCCTACCAAGTCATTCTTGAAAGTATGTGCTTCCTCATTAATGGCTCTGCTATACTTCTCAACCACCGAGATTAACTTATCTCCGTGATTCTTATCAATGGCGCTAATAACCTTATCCAGCTTGCTTGTATGGTCAACGTCAATGGCTTCGAGCAAATGCTCGAGCTTAGCACTGTATTCGTCGTCCTGTTTTACTAATGCTGATTCAACGTGAAGTGCAACCTTCTTATTAAATGCATGTTCAATACGCGTTAATGTATCCTCTGTAAGAATATCATCGGCTTTTTCTTGGAGTATATCAGTTATTTTGTCCATTTTAAATTAAAAAATTCGTTGTTTAGCAGCTTTTTTAATCTTCTGCCTGATTTTATCTTCAACAACTGTCCGTAAATTCCCATGTGCATTTTTATACTCTCCTATTGAGACATTTTTTAAAAATTTACCAATTGCTTTACGTTGTGACATATATTTATTATTTATGCTTTAGAGCCAATTTTATCTAAAAAGGTGATAACCTGTTCACCTAAATAAGCATCTAACTCTTTTGTAGGCAGGATTTCTATACTTTTCTCAAATGTACTATAAGCTTCTTCAAACTTCCCATCTTTATTCATAATGAATTGTTTGCTTTCTAATATACCATTTACAAAAGCTTTAGGACAAGACGGATCGGATACACAATCCACCGCTACTAACTTCATATCGGTAACTTTACTAACACCCGTTTTTTCTTTTATCGGTGTTAATTGTCCTAATGCTCTAGAACTCATACCAACTTTTACACCGTCGTTAATTAAACTTTTTACAATTTGTCCACAAGGTGTTGATAGTACTTTAGACTTGCCATAAAACATGTTTCCTTCTTGCCATATGTCGGTTACTATATGACAAGCGCGCTCCAAGTCAACTTCAGCAGTAGTTGGGTGATTCAGTTCCCCCATACTTCTGTTTTCGTTAATCATATCTGATTTATAACGCGCGATTTCTCTTTTTAATTCATCTGTCGGGTAATAACGTTTGTTACGATTAACCTCTTCAGCCATCATATATGGGCCTTTAATAAAAAGACTTTTCTTTCCGTCTTTACTAGACTCTTCTAGAACGTATTCGAATTCATCTTTTGAAGCAGGTGTTTCTACTAATAGTTTATAAGACATGTCTGATATTATTTATACTTTTTAAGATTTTTTAACGTAAAATGCATCACCCCACGACATACCGGCCCATGAAGTTTCTTTTCTTTCAAACCCATATAACCCAAGATATGCATCTACTTCTTCAACTCTAGCACAGTTTTCATATAATTCATCTCTGTTTACTTCAGCGATTATATAGTCAATATTGTTAAGAGTTTTCTTTGCTCCAATAAAAACATTAAGCTCGAATCCCTGTACATCAATATTAATTAAATTAAATTTTTTACTGGGTTCATATCTATCTAATGGGTCTATTTTTATTTCTATTTCTTCTGTAAAAACAATATGGGGGTACTGCCTGGCGTGAAGATCCGGTTTCATTAATGAATTACTTTGCCCTGAATTATCTTTACTTCTAAAAAAAGATGTTTTTCCTTTAAATGGGCCTAGTGCTTTGTTTATACAAATAGCTCTATCATCACCACCCACTTTGTTTACTAAAACTTTATAACTATCTTCATCTGGTTCAAAAAACAGCATATGCTGAATTGAATCATATTGATTATATATGTCGTATTCGCTTCCATGGTGACCACCTATGTGGATGACACCAGTAACATTCATTTTATATTTTTTTACTAAATTATCGTAGTCTAATAACATTATATACCTAACTCTTTTTCTGTTAAAATTTTAAATTCTACACCCTTCTTCTTTGCCCATTTTTCAGCTGCATCCCATTTTGCTCTATTTTTAACATATGTTTTTTGTTCATAAAGCATGGTTGATCTTTTCTTACTTTTTTTAACAACAGGAGGAACTGTTTGTTTAGAAGGTTTTATTTCTATTAGATACGTTTTTGGTCCATTAGTTTCATTTATTGTAATTAACCCATCTACAAAGTATCTATTAATTCTACCCGTCAAAGGATTGTTATAGGGCACTATCACACATTCGCTATCCCAAGCTGTAACGTTTTCATTTAAATCGCACCATCTAAAAAATTTTAATTCCCACCCAGAGCGATATATCGGCCAAGTCTTACCTCTATATTTGTCCCTATTTCTAGGCTTAAACACCCCTTGTTTAAATTTTCCTTTCGGCATATTTCTATTTAAATTACTTACATCTTATTACAACCTCTTCAGGAAATATATATCCAAAT